GATTATTGCTGCTTACAGTCATAAGAATATTATTTTGCTGCTGACCATTTCCAAAATCGAAAAAACGCGCCCATGTTGTGTTATTATTCGATTTAAACCAAAAGGAAAACGAAACGCCGTTTATAGTCGGCCAACTCGCCGATTTCAGTGTAGGATTATGGATAGTAACCCATTCGGAGTTCAACCCCGAGTTTGGCAAATTAAACGCCGTATTTTTGTAAATAGTGGAGCCGGAAGCTCCGGAATTTTTCGAAACGGCATACAACGTGTTCGTCGCTTCGGATAATGCCAGAGACGACCAATTACCGTTTGGCATACCATTCGCCGTCCAGTTCAACCCATAATCAGTAGAATACACGCCGCTCATATCGTATCCTGCCGCTACCTGATATTGACCTGTACTGGATACGACTACTGAACCCCAGTTATCAACACTGCTATTGGAAGCCGCCCATGAACTTAGCGCGCCATAATTCGTCGACCGGTATATTCGACCATTTAGCGCGGTCGCCGTCATGTATTGACCTGTTTGTGACACGGCGACGTTATTAAACGCGATATTCCCTGTAATATTGGTTGTTACATCGGTCCATGTTTGGCCGTAATTGGAAGACACGATGATGTTGGCGTATTGGGTGGCTTTGTATAAAATACAAAATGTATTATTGTTTACATAAAAATTATCGTAGTTATCAATACTTACAGTACTACATGTAGGTAATCCTAATTGCGTAGGCAATCCATTATCACCACCGGTCGTTGATGTACCATTACCAGCATAAGTAGTAATAATACAATTTCCATCTATTACACCATTTCTCGCTATAATTTTTCTCACTCTATTTCCGGTATTTGCTCCATTACCATATTCACCAATATATAAATTGTTGGCTCTATCTACATATAATTCCTGTGGTACGGATATTGTTGCTGCAGAAGCTTGTCCTCCATCACCGGTTGAAGTGTTCGTTCCATTTCCACAAATAGTAGTTATAATTCCTGATAAAGCATCTATTTTTCTTATACGATAACCACCAGCTTCGGAAATATATATATTATTGAATGAATCGCAACATACAGCAGAAGGATTATTTATGGTTGCTGATGTTGCTAGTCCACCATCTCCTGTTGAAGAAGCCGTTCCTGTTCCACATATCGTAGATACAAAATTGGTAGAAGCTGTAATTTTTCGAACACGATGAGCAGTAGCTACAGGGTTTTGCATAGGAATGTATATATTATTGAATGAATCGCAATACATTTTTCCAGGATTAGAAAATCCAGTTGCGGTTGAAAGAGCAGCGCCATCACCAGAAAATCCCACCGTTCCTGAACCACCCAAAATAGTCAGCGTTGTACCTGTTACCTTTAATAATCCGTGATATGATGTAACATAATAATTATTACTAATATCTACGATGATACCAAAAGGATACTGTAAATTTACTGCTGTAGCTGTTCCTCCTGCTGCTGGAAATCCAGCGGTTCCTGTTCCAGCAATCGTAGTAATAATACCGGTTTTTGTTATTATTCTACGAACTCTATGATTAAATGTGTCGCCTATAATGAGATTATTGGAAGAATCAAAACGAACTCGTGCTTCATAGTTAAATTGTGCTGCTGTCGCTTGTCCTGTATCTCCACTAAATCCTGGAGTTCCCGTTCCAGCTATTCTTACACATTGTTGATGCCGAAATGCCGTTGCCACCTGGTATCTTCCATCGAAAGAACATGCGATTTTGGCGGGCATAGGCGTAAAATTAGTATTTCGCGTATTCACGTATTTTTGCGTCCATGACGAGTTGACGCCATATGCCGATGAAACGTAAATGTTTCCATATACATCCATGACGGATTGATATTGACCTGTGTATGACAAAGCAGCGCTATTCGTGTATATACCCGACAAATCGGCGATATAATCCCACGTGTTTAATGACCCATATCCATTGGATATATACGTTCCGAAATTGTTCATATACGCGATTTGGTATTGCCCCGTTCCGGACATGGCGATATATTTCCAAGACAATCCGTATAATGCCCATACTTGGTCATATGGCTGTTTGGCAAACGGAGGAAAAGATGTTAGCGACGTCAAACGTCTTACATATCCTAATGTAAATCCAGACCCAAAATAAAGATTATCACTTAGATCAAAAGTGATTTGATATACGTTTGGGGTTGTAGCTAATAATGGATGACCTCCATTACCAGTAGATGCGCCTGTAACGCCTATACCAAAAACACTATTTATAATTCCAGATTTTATATTGATGGCTCTAATATTAAATCCAAAATTATTACCAATATATAAATAAGAATAATCACTATTAAAAGAAAGTCCAATTAGGCGATTTAATGTTGCTGCTGTTGCTAATCCACCGTCACCCGTTGAACCAGCTGTTCCTGTTCCGCAAATGGTCGAAACTATACAAGTAGATGAGAGAACACCATTCACCGCTGTTATTTTTCGAATACGATTATTATTATAATCCGAAATATAGAGGTTTCGAGAAAGATCAAATACTCCAGACAAAGGTCGATTGAATTGCGCTGCTGAAGCAGCGACGTTATCATTGAATCCAGCAGTTCCTGTTCCTGCTAAGGTCGTAATAATGTTTGTTGAAAAGTCTATTATTCGGATTCTTGCTCCAGTATCTTCAAATACATATATATTATTTGATAAGTCATTCAATACACACCAAGGATTATTTATTGTTGCCAAATTTGCTAGTCCTCCATCACCCGTAGAAGAAGCTGTTCCCGTTCCACAAAAAGGGGTTATGATTCCGTTTTTATCAATTCTTCTCACAACATTTGCGGCGGTCTCACCTAAGTATAAAAATGTTTGTGACACATCTTGACATATAGACACAACTTGATTTATAGTGGCCGCCGTTGCCAATCCAAAATTACCGGTTGATGTAGTAGCAGCACCTCCGCAGCTGGTTTGAATAATCGATAGGTTATTTACATATCGTATGGCATAATAATTTGCAATATAATAACCATTTGGGGTAAATATAAAATTCCCAATGTTGTTGTTGAACTGCGCCTTGGTTACGATACCACCATCACCCGCATATGCCAGTGTTCCCGTTCCACCCACCAATTCAACCGTCGGCACTGTATACAACTGCGAAAAAAGATTATAATTCGTATTATAGTTCGTATAAAAGTTATGAAAATCGCCGACACCAGCCACATATAAACCATTTTGAGAGACAGCAACGCTATTCCAGCTACCGAATGATATACCGTGTCTATTGAATCCACTCGGATTATTCGGTAATAAAAGAGAACTTCTAGGAAGAGAACCGATAGTAGACCACGTTCCAATAGAAGTCGGGCTCATGGTTAAAGCACCAGTTTCCACAACAGAATCATTACTAGAACACAATGTAACATCGCTCATCGACGCATCATATAAAGGCATTCCCGCACTATAATTCGCCACTTGTATTCCCGATGTATCCATGGTATTGAACTTGTAGTATATTAATAACCCACTATTATCAATGACATTATAGGTAGCGCTCTGTAATTCCGTTTCTATTACAGTCGACGTATTGTTTATATTATAATTCGAATAGTTCATAGCAGATGGTCCAGCGCTTCCAATAGAATAGATACCCGAATATACGGTTTTCAAATCGCTTGCTGTTTTCGATACTACACTCGTCTCATTCGTAATCAGATTCATAAAATTCGTCTTTCTGGCCCCTCCGTTAATAATCTTGCGAATGGTGGACGAACCCGAATCAACAATATACAAATTATCTCCGGCGTCGATGGACAAATTCGCAATGGACATGAACTGCGCATTAATACATTGACCGCCATCTCCGCTGTATCCAAAGGAAGACGTCCCCGCATACAATACGATTTTATTAGCGGTCAATGTCGTGTCTGTCGAAATCGAGTTGATAACGTAATAGGGGATCATATAGATATTATTATTTCCGTTTACACAAGATATATACAGATTGTCCAAACTGTCGAATACGAGTCCCGACAAATTCGTCGCCGTATTATTCGAAAATAATGCTGAAGGCGGAGTTATTTTATAACTGGCGTTCGACGTCTTATTGATGACATAAATCCAGGTATTGGACGAGTCAATAGCATAAATATTTGTCTGCGAACTCGATTTAAAACTCATTTGTTCCATCTGTATCGTCGTTGTTATCACCGCACTCGTCGCCGTAGGTAGAGAACCCGACAAATTGATTTTGGCTATACCTGTCGCATGTGAAATAAAGATATTATTACTATTGTCTGTTAATCCATACACAGTATTTGTAAGCGGATTCGTATTTATATTCTGTTGGAATGTATTCGTCGATATGTCGATTTGCGGAATATAGGATTGCCCTGTCAAATAGTAGTTGATACCGGAGATATTGAACACTACAGAATTCACATTGGTATATGTATAAATCGTATTTACGACACCGCTATACATGTTGATTTTCTTTATTTTTCCTGCTCCCTGGTCACACACATAAAGATTTCTATACACAGTGTCAAATACGCAATATATAGGCAACACATAGGTCGTAGAAATGGCATTCAAGTCGCCGGTATCGAAATTTTGGTTCGGTTTTCCAGACACTAGGATCACTGTTCCGGGAGCGAGTGTTCTAGGAGTATAGGTCTGCGAAATATTCACGTTGTTTGTGTCGTAAAAATTGCTGACGGTATTTCCTAAGAGAGCCGTCTGACTCGGACTCGTCGTATAAATGTTATAATTTGGATAATAATACAAGTAGTTTATATCGGCTTCACTAGAAATAGCGTAAGAATATATTCTAAAGTCGTCGACCGAACCTGTGAAATAGTATGGAGTTGTAGTTGTATTTCGACCTATATAAGATGTAGAATAGGTAGTGGAAAACGGATAATTCGTTGATGTTCCCCTATCTTCCAATTTACCGTTAATATACAGTGAAACAACATTGGAGGAAGTGAATGTCAATAATACGTGTCTCCATATATTATCTTCTACCTTTGTAACGGATGTTACTGCTCCTGTGTTTGATGTCGAACTATGATAATATCTAAATGCAATTGTAGAACCACCCAATATTCGAAAAATGAGTGCGTATTTTCCTGTTCCGTAATCACCTGACGTATTTGAGAACTCTAAAACGTTTGCGTTTGTGTCATTAATAGTATTGGCTGATAACCAAAAAGCGATGGAGAATCCAGATTGAGGAATGGTAAGCGAAGAGGGCATAGTCATATACTGGAAGTTACGTCCGTCTATGTTTAATGCTGATTTACCAATAAAATAATTCGCCGTCGTTATTGTTCCTGGCATGATAGTAGCATCATACGTTCCAGTAATAGCGTTTCTCAAGGTATTGTTTATTACGTCATCTGTATCAAATCGGTAATAAACAGCTATGTTACTTGCCATTATAAATAATTGTCATATATTGTGTAGGGGGCTACGCCCCCCGACAGCGGACCCTTCCCGCTTCGCTCGTGTCCGCACCGTGCCCCTTTTAGGGGCACTAGACCCCCCGCCTCCGGCATGAGTCACACAGAAATAATTATTCGATTCCATTTTTAGGGGGAGTCCGAAATTTTTTGAGAACCTTCATTCGACGTTTCTCAAAAAAAATAATTCTGCACCTCCGGTGAGGATACACAAATATTAACCCTTTATGACACGTATAAAAGCCCATCCAAAAGGAGTCATAAAGGAATAATGCTTGGGTGCCTATTATACCCCCCTCACCGGAGGTGCAAAAAAATTTTTTTTGAGAACCTTCAATCGACGTTCTCAAAAAAGTTCGGATTACTCCTAAAGGGGAAATCGAATAATTATTCCTTTATGACTCATGCTGTAGGCGGGGGCGTAGCCCCCTACCATACAAGAAGGAATCGAATAATTATTCCTTTATGACTCATGCCGGAGGCGGGGGCGTAGCCCCCTACCCTACAAGTAGGCTTCTTCTTCCAATTCGCTAGTACAATCCAGAAAAACTTCGGAATCGGTTGTTGCTAAAGTTTCGATCTTCTCGAAGACGGTATTTTTCGCCTTTTTCTTCGCCGGTTTGGCGGGTTTGATGACGATTTCTTCCTCTTCGTCTGCTGGGTCGTCATCGTCGTCATCGTCGTCATCTTCATCTTCGTCATCATCCACGACAAAACCGTCCTTGGCATATCCCGATTTTGTTCGGGGTAGGTCGTCGTCTTCGTCATCCTCGTCGTCACTCGTATCTTCGTCACCGATATCTTCGAACCCGCCGAAAAGTTCTTCGTATATTTTTTCCCATTCGGATTTTTTTAGGGTTCCCTTGTCAGAGACGAGAATACACGACCCGAAAAAGAGGACTTTATCGACTGGTGGTGGGAAATCGTATTTATTTTCTTGTCCGGCGCGTCCAGTTGTTTTTCCGTAAAGGGTTACTGTCGTTCCGTTTAGAGTCCATTGATGGGCTTGGGCGAATCCTTCTGGGCTTTTGAATCCCGCTTTTTTATACAATTCGTTCTCTGAATATTGCTTTACTACGGATTCTTTAATCACACCGGTTTTTTCAACTATCAAAATCTTTGCCGACATTATTTAGACAATTCCAGATATGTTTAAGTAGTTTTTTCTTTTTATATAATATATGCCATCGCAAGACATTGTTACAGGAGAAAGTATTACCGTCACATGTAAAGCGCCTACACCTGGAGCCGCTGCTCCGTCTGGGGCTTCATGGAAGAACGCTTGGGGATTATTTGGAAGTAGCAAACCTGCTGCTGATAGAGATACCGTTCAAGGTGAAGCTAAAATAGCTGGTGGAAAAAGAAACAAGAACAAGAAAGGAACCAAGAAAGGTGGAATGAAGAAGGGTGGAAAGAAATCGAAAACATCGAAGAGAAGCAAACGATAAATTATTATATAGATATAATCTATATAATGACACGAAGATACAGCAGCGGTGGAGCCTTTTTTGATACACTAAAACGCGCTACTGGTTATGGACCTTCTAAAAAAGATCACGAAAAACTCATTCGCAAAATGAAAGAGAAGATTTTAGAAAAAGAAAAGGAACTCAAGCACAAGGAGAAACACGAGGCGAAAATTAAAGAGGATATTTTCGTGATAAAAACGGAGATTGATCAGTTCAACGAACAAATCAAAAAATCCGAAAAGGTTGTCAAAAGTATTTTGGGAGGAACGCGAAAATCTAGAAAATCGAGAACATCGAAACGAAAAACAGCAAAGGTTCTCTTATAATGTGTTTATTTTCTCGATTTTCTCGATTTTCTGGACTTTCTCGATTTTCTTGACTTTCTCGATTTTCTTCCTCCTTTATGATTATGAACTATTTCATAATATCTTTTATTTTTTGTGTCATATTGATAAATACGATGATCGCCCATTTCAATAAAATTAACTACCCCTTCTTTATAATGAGTAGTACCAGTATCAGAACTGTATTCAATAATTAGTTCTACTTTTTTATTTTTTTTATTGTATGTTTCAACTACCTTATATACATCGTAGTTTTGAGATTGATTAGTTGGGTGGACGGTTATTGTATCACCTTTCTTTAGGTCATTCTTAGTTTTAAGTAAATCGTGGTATGCTTCATATGTATAAACCGTATGATTTTCTCCAAAAAATTTATCATCTATAAGTTTACCTTTTTTTGGAGAACTTTCCTCATTATCACTATCACTTCTATCGTGTTTTGGCATATATACATATAATAGAAAAAAAACGCGGTTAAATGTATCCCCTCTAAATATGCCCCCTGATATATGTGGTTCTCATTACTATTTTATATACTAATATCCTTTTTGACAATCTATATAGTCCATCAAATATGGGGATATATAAAGGAAAAATATTCGGTAAAGAAATATCTGGTAGGTTCTCAAATCTCTAAATATAAAACGATCCTTCGAGAACTTCAGGAACATTCACCAAGTTCTTCGGAATCCGACCTCGACGCCCTTTTACATTCATTTGACACGGACTCTTCCCATTCCGCCCATATTGACGCCGAATTGAAATCCGATTTAGAAGATTTCATGAAGGAAATACAAAATTGATATAAAAACAACCCAATAACAAATTACAAGAACTAGAATGACCGAAATAACTTCAAACGACAAACAACGTATTCTTCAGAGATTCCAACAGCCAGAACTTTCTTATGAGACAATTCCACATACGAAAGTTTCGCCCGATTACAATATATGTTTAGGTATTCCTATAGGAACAAAAGGCTTCGCCTGGCTCACTTTCTTGGGCGTAGATGATGTTTGTTTCCTAATGGAATTGAACAAAGAACGCAATATTTCCCGAATAACGAGCCACACCCTTCCTTCCGGTTCTGTTTTCGCCAATGGAACACTCTTTTATGGAACGATTGTAGGACCCGCCGAATTTGTCATTGAAGACATCTACCTTTACCAAAGCGTTCCTACAAAAACGCTCATGTTCTCCGAAAAACTCGGATTCCTAGAAATATTTATGAAAACATACGTCGGTCAAACGCGGTTTCATCTGCCCGTTATGTGGACTGTCCTAAAGGATCAATCTTATGATTGCCTTTATGACCCGCCTAAGACTCTGGTGTCTTCTGGTCCTTCGTTCCATCACATCCAGTATAGATGTCTTACGAAAGTGGCGCCGTATATGAACGTTTTCCCCACGAAAAAAGGGTTCGCTGCGCCGACTCCCGCGGCCATTTGCGACGACTACTTGTTCCCATGGAAATTCGCGAATCCTTCGAAACCGCAGTATCGGCAGAATACAATCTTTAGGGTTCGTGCGGATATTCAGTTCGATATTTACCGGCTGTTTGCGTATGGAACGAATAAGGCTCAGGTATATTATGGAGTGACGTGTATTCCGAATTACAAAATCAGCGTTTATATGAATGGGCTTTTTAGAAATATAAAAGAGAATGTGAATTTAGATGCCATTGAAGAAAGTGATGATGAAGAGGATTTCGAGAACATAGATCCGGAAAAATACGTGGATTTACAGAAATCGCTTTTGATGGAATGCCGATATCATACGAAATTCCGGAAATGGGTTCCATTGAGGGTGGTCGATGATCGTCAAAAAGTGGTTCATATTAGCCAGCTATGAGGGGGAGTAAAAATATATTCCTTTATGATATATACGAATGAGTGATTCAAAATTAGAAGAAGTATCTGAAGAAATAGAACTACCTTCTGAAATTTATTCTGACAATTTTGAACCGACTGATTCTGTTGCTACGGTTTTTGATGATTCCGAAGAAGAAATAGAAAAAGAAATAGAAGAAGAAGAAATAGAAGAAGAAAAAATAGACAATCCTATAGAAAACGAAATAAAAAATCAACATCATTTTTTTATTAATCTTATTAAACCTGAAGAAGCAAAAATAAATAATATGTATAGGCTATTAAAAAAAGGATACAATATAAATGTTAATCACAAAAAAATAGGTCCATATGAATCTATTGAAGAAAGAGATAAAGATGTGAAGAAATTGTTTGGACCAAAATTATATTATAGAAAAAAAGGTGAAAATTGGTATATTAAAAAAAAGAAGAATGATATAAACGTAAAAATAGATAATGATTCTTGGTTAGTATATGTAAAACAGAAACATTCTACACTTATGGATCCAACAAAATCTTCAGTAGCAAAACACGCAGCAGCAGCCGCTGGAGGAAAAACCAAAAGAAGAAGACAAAATAAAACCGTCAGGTTCTCTATTTTCTCTTTTCCTTTTGCTTGTTCCAAAGAGGATTTTAGAAAAACGAAAAAGTCTCAAAGAAAAAACAGAAAAACGAGGCGCAAATAAAAATAGTCATATATTCTATATGTCAACTCTAGCAGACGCTGATAAAGCCATTCTTCCAAAAGACGCTGTTCCAAGTACAGGAGGAAATACTGCTGCGTATGAAACCGCTTATAATGAGTCGACCACTATTAAAGGAGGTAAAAGGAGAGGTAAGAAGAAGACCTCAAGTAAAAAAGCTTCCAAAAAAAGATCCACAAGAAAACTATCTTGGTTGAAATGGCCAAAGAGTCTTTTCAAGTCTCTCAATAAGAAATCAAAAAAATAAACCGTATAAACCTATCCCTTTATAAATAATAATGTTGAAATTCCCACATTATTATTTAGTTGCTTCGTCGTCATCTTTTTTTGTGCCATCATTATACGGATTTTTAAATGGACATCGTGTATTACCTACGCTGTCCCTCCTCCTAGCAACGAGTTCCATGACCTATTGGTTGGATCCTACGAATCAGACGAATGAACAAGTCCATTTATTTGTTTCCAAAATAGCTGGAACAGCCTATTTTTTTTATGGGATGTATACTATCACGAGTGTACCATTACGAGTGATAGGGTATATGGATATCGTTATGATATTATCGAATTACAACGCTTCGTATATATTGTATAGGTTGACGCATGATCCATTCGACGAAAATAATTTGTGGATACCTCATCATATGGCATTTCATTTATTTGCTTCTTTAGGACAATTTATAGCACTTTTATGAGCGGTTTTCCTAGGTTGTCATAAAGGAATATTATCGCTTCGCGACCCCTTACTGGAGGTGCAAAAAAATTTTTTTTTTGGGGTTTTTTTTGCTAGTTTTTTTTGAAAAAGTGGAGAACATTTTTGCCATTTCTCAAAAAGTTTTTGGGGGTTCTCGAAAAAGTGGAGAACATTTTGCCATTTCTCAAAAAGTTTTTGGGGGTTTTCCAAAAAAAAGTGGAGAACATTTTGCCATTTCGAAAAAAGTTTTCGGGGGTTTTCCAAAAAAAAGTGGAGAACATTTTGCCATTTCGAAAAAAGTTTTCGGGGGTTCTCGAAAAAGTGGAGAACATTTTTGCCATTTCGAAAAAAAGTTTTGGGTTTTCCAAAAAAAGTGGAGAACATTTTTGCCATTTCTCAAAAAGTTTTTGGGGGTTTTCCAAAAAAAAGTGGAGAACATTTTTGCCATTTCGAAAAAATGTTTTTGGGGTTTTCCAAAAAAAAAGTGGAGAACATTTTACCATTTCGAAAAAAGTTTTTGGGGGTTCTCGAAAAAAACTTCTACGAAACCGTCAAAAACATATTATGACAACCACCTACTTGTATAATGTCTTTATAGCCAATCGACCGTATATAGTCGAATAATTCTTTATTATCAAAATTCGATTCAAACAATATTGTTGGAAAATGGTTCCTACGAATCGTTTCCAGCCCCCCCTTCAAAACAAACAGCTCGTTCTCTTCTACATCCATTTTGATAAACCCAATGTTCTCCAATCCGTAGGAATCCAGCGTTTTTATCTCAATGGATTCTTCGCGCAAAATACCCGAAGTAGAATGAAGCGATGATCCGCCACCATCGTTACTCACAATTTTGAGTGTCTGCCGTCCAACTTGGTCGGGAGAACCAAGACCCACTTGTAAACAGGTGACGTTCTCTTTTCCAGAAAGAGCCACGCTTCCACAAAGAGAATAATACGTCATTCTCTGGGGTTCGAAACTGTATACCTCTTTCGCGCCATCTGCCAAAGAAATAGAATAGGTTCCCGAATGAGCACCTATATCCAAAAATACTTTGTCTTTCGAACAAAACTGTTTACACCATTCGATAAGTTGGCATTCGAATAATCCGTATTTGACATAATAGTCAAGATTCACTTGAGGAAGGAGATAGACGTTTGCCGGAGCCAATGAAACGATTTGTTGCTGGATGTTCTCGTCAATAGGAGAACTTTGTGGTTTTGATAAAATGAAATAACGCGTACTCATTTCATTTTATATTGTAGTGTATTTATTACGTTTGTCATAAAGGTGATTTATCCTTTCATTTCTTAGCATTGTCTTCAATATTTTTATTTATTCTATATTTGTAATAAGCCATTCCCAAGAAAGATAATAAATAAAAAAGGGGAAGGTCGTTCAATAAGTCCATTGTTTTCTTTTTGTCTACTTTTTTATTTACTATCATACTTCTATCTATAGAATTCCATAAATCTACGCCTTCTTTATCGTTATTACTCTCTAAATCTAATTTATAACCTATAAAAATAAGTAGATCATTATTTATGTATGATAAATACTCCTCCTTTTTTTCAAAATAAAATTCTGTTATTTTCTTATAAAGATCGACGATTTGTTCGATTACCTGTTTTCTTTCTATATCTCTCTCGCAACATATATCCTTCTTTTTATAAATATAATCTGTAATTCTCTTTTTCAACGTTTTGTTATTTTTGGATAATTGTTTTTTAGTTGGCATATATAATATACCCCTAAAAAAATTTTTTTGCACCTCCAGTAAGGAGTCGCGAAGCGTATAATATTCCTTTATGACAATCTACGAAAAGCCCAACCAAAAGGAGTCATAAAGGGTTAATATTCAAACCCCGGTCATAGGGGCTTAATGAAAAAGGAGGGGCACGGTGCGGGAAGGAGCGAAGCGGGAAGGAGCGAAGCGGGAAGGAGCGAAGTGGGAAGGAGCGGGAAGGATCCGTTGTCGGGGGAACCTAAGGTTCCCCTACCTCGAGGTCCTCTTTTGGAATCGTTATCAAACATTTGCGTTCTTCATTCGCCTGTTTTACGACCGCTGGATCGAATTCGACTTTCCATTTATCGACATTCCCGAACCCCGTATAAGCATCCGTATCAGTGGATACAATCCTATACATACATTTCCTATAAAACGTTTTGCGCGTATTCCATTGCCGTCTAAGATAATCGTGTGTATCCAAAATATCCACTACAATCGGGTTCTGGCCTTTGGCTCGAAGAATACGTCCTACAGATTGTTCTACATCGGTTTTCGGCGTAGCCATCACCAATGTAGAAAGCGTCTTGATATCGAGTGCCTCTGCCGCCATAGCATATGTCGCCAAAACGATTCGGCATCCCTCTGTTATTTTCAAATCCTTCTCTTTCATCCCCCCCACATAATACCCGACCATATTGTCTTCCGAAGAAATCTTGTGCCGAATGGCGTCGAACATAAATGTCAGCAATTCGCGATTATGCGCCAATACCATTATCTGTTTATGCGGATTTTCCTGTATGAGATCCGCAATCACCTGAACAATGAATTCCGAACGCGGACCGAACTGGCAGAGTTTCGTAATCATCGTGCTGTATTTCGGATTTCCACGGAAATCGTATTCTGTATGATTGAATTCCGAATCGCGTGTCTTAAAGGTGATTCCGCGCACTTGAACAACATCGTCATCCGTCCTATCCTCCGAGTATATCTTATTTCCAATAAACATATACAGAATTTTAGTCAGACGGTCTTTTCTCTCTACCGTCGCCGAAATCCCCAGCATATATGGCGTGACTACTTTGAAAAGCGTTTTCGAGAATTCTTCGCTCCCTATTCGATGAACTTCGTCAATCACCGTCATTCCAAAAGAATCGAATGCGCTTGTGGGGAAATCTCGGCTATGCATCGTCTGAATCATTCCAATAACAATATCTTTATCATCGACGTCGAAAGTGGGGCCCTGGATTTTGCCTACGCGCGCCGCTGGCATAAACTCCTCGATTCTCTCTATCCACTGGTTCATTAAAAACTCTTTATGAACGAGAATGAGCGTCTTCTTTTTTATTTGCGAAATGATATTTAGCGCCATTACGGTATTGTGTGTTATCGAATAATCACCCAATACGAACCGGCGATTACCGTCGATTTCGAATCCGTAATATTCGCCTACGGCCAACTCCTCCAATTCAATATCGTAAATAAGCGGGAATTCTTCATTTAGTATTCTCGCGCCCTTATACATTCCCTGATTCTTTAAAGCCAGATACTCCTCTACTGGAATGTCGTATAAGTTGCTGTCCCAAATGTTGAACAAAGTGAGAATATGGCTCCTATTTACGGTATATGACCTATTGGACCCCCTCTCTTTTACCTTATACATCACCTCTTCGCCCCTATTCAAAGTAAGGACATTACGCGGACTCAGGTCGTCCCCTAGTAATACATCGCCGACCACTATGTCCTCGACGAGCTTAATAGACCGGTTATACATCATAACGGGGGTTCCTTTAGCGAGACATTTCCCTTTTCCACACGGGACTTCTAATATCGCACCATTTCCTTTATGACCCCCTTCTCCGCCACCATTTGTCTGCCGAACGTAATCGAGGTAGACGCCGATAATCTTGTTCTGGTAGTCGCGCAACTCCTTCACAAAAGGAACGGCAATATCGTCGCCTAAAGCGAGTTCCGATTTATCGGGTAATCCATACCGTCCTACACCATAAAATCGGGGAATATAAATCTTCGCCGAATTCTCGCGGTATACAGGGAACGATACTGGCGCCGAAGACGCCGTCTTAGGACCCATAGTAAAGGGAATCATACATAATTCCTTTTTGACAACTTCGAGATCCTGTTCTTTAAGTGCCGCTTTCGGAATCGTGTATCCCTTCCTTCCAAGATACGCCTGGGTTCTCACCAATTCTTTATATTCCGGTGTTATAGCGAATGTTATTAATTTTGGAGCAACACGTTTCTTCATAGGGTTCTAGTATGTAATGTTATTTTGTCTTTAGCATCTTTTCAATTTTATATTTTTCATCAATGGGTATACAAGTCCATTTTCAATTTCTAGGGTCCCAAAGAAAAATATAATACAATATATTATATTCATATGAAGCTTAGTGATTTTACTAAAAATTTGACGCCTTTAGAAATATCAGCCCTCGTGGTATTTGCCATTTATATTATTTTCCCATTCCGAACCCCTTCGATATTAGCCGGAACGGTAAATACACCTTTGGGACTCATTGTGATTCTTATCGTGACTCTCTACCTTTTCTTCTATACCAATCCTATTTTGGGCGTCGTCTATATCTTCGTTGCTTACGAACTCATTCGCAGAAGTTCTTTAGTGAAATCGGGCGCAGCAGATAACTACATGGTACGTTCTACCCCAAGCGAAGCCGAACGCTCGGCTGAAATGAACGCCATGAATCCAGCACCAGTAAAGACCTTGGAGGAAGATGTTGTGAGCAAAATGGCACCGGCCCAAGTCTTCTACGCTGATTCAGCCATCGATACCGGATTCAAACCAGTTGCTGAACGTGTTACGGGTGCCTCCATGTACAAATAAATACACTTCGATACCGATTGTCCTATAGAATATGATACGTTATACATATCATATTCCCTTTATGACCCACACTATTTCTTCTCATTTAGTTTGCTATTCACATACCGGTAATGTCCTATAAGCGCATACAAATAAATGGCTAATAAAAACATATAAAAATAAATAGACGTCATAAAGAATTTGCCACCATTTTTGGTTATTTTCAATTTCTTCAATAACATAAAGAGTAATGAGTACATTATACTTACAATAAGAAACCCGATTTGGAATTTCTTGACTTCTTTGAATTCTCCTGGACGGTCAGGATCGGGTTCCATTTCCTTTTTGAAAAAGAGTGAGACGATATTGTCCGTGAAAAATCCCCAATCCATTTCTATATTGTCAAAACTAGGCATAACGCCCTTTGTTTCGAAATTTTTCAGGTATTTTTCGGGTTTCATTACACGTTCGTATTGGAGAACAATCAAAGATGCCATAAAGAAAACGAATGTGTAAAAGCCGAGAATCGTCGCCATCGGTTTATTATTGATAATACCGTAATTAATGAAAGCGACGCCGAAACCGAAGAATACTGCGCCCGTATATACATCAGCGGCATTCGCACGATTCAATTTGCGTTGTGCTGAAAACGTCTCGTTATCATTTATTAATTCTACGATCATTACTTTGTGTGCGATTGGTGTAACAAAAACCGCGGCAATGACTAGAATGAAGAACCCGAAAAAGTTCAATAGGGTTCTAATAGTGGTTCCTGTTGCGTCGTTTTTCACGATTCTGCTGTCGATAGGAATAACGACATTTGCCGTATCTCCGATAGTAGGATCCGTTTCATCGATGGGTTGGCAATATCCAGCAACAGAGACATTATTACTAACGGTGGTTACTGTATTTGGCATGAGAGAAGAAGCAGTATCCGCTGCTGTTTTAGGACTAATATCGGATAATTTTGGAAATCCTAATGCGGGATCTGGAACAGGCATCTCTCCCATAGGCAGATCTGTAGCGCTTGTTCCTGTAGCGCCTTCGATGATGGGTTCTCCTAAAATCGGTTTGGCAAGGAGAATAGAATAGGTTTCTGAAGGAGTCATAAAGGGTAATTCCGCTTTATTTCCTTTTTTGAAAATCGTTCCGACTTCTATGGGGATGGAAAAGATGGCTACAGAACCGCCGGTTTTGTCTTTGTAAAAAACGGTTTTCTCTTTTTTCAAATATGTATTGAGTTCGAGAGTCGTATCGAATTTGCCTTCGATCAATTGGTCGATATTATTATGGGCGTATGGTGAAGAAGTCAATAAAAAACAGGTGTAAAAGGGGTCGTTCGAATTGGTTAAAGCCCGGTGTTCGACGATTAATTCGGCGTCGTGGTTTATGCCGGCGATTTTGTGAAGGGGTGCTACGATGTAAATATTCTTTGTGACATATCCCTTGTCAAAAACGGCTATATTAGGTTCATTCGATTTTGATGTATAGGGTGCTTTTATGAATCCGTTTTTTTCAAAGGTGGATTCGAATTGGTTCTTGTAAAAGGTCGTCGGTAAATAGTTATATTGGATCGTATCTATGTTGTCTATTGGGTTATTAAAATTATAAATGGGTGATTCTTTTCTGGATTTTTCATTTAAGGCTGACATATATATATTTATAGGGGATATTTTCTTTTTTATTATACATCTTTTAACCGATAAATCGGCGATTCACTACGTAGTAAAGGTTACAAAAGGTATAAATCTTCACTTGTATCACTTGTATAAATTGTATAAATTGTAAAAAGGTGTAAAGGGTTAATCATCTTCAAAACTATCTTCTACAAACATTTTCGGATTTTTTTCAAGAGACTTTCTAGTATTATTATTTGTTGATGTAGTGTAGGGTGGTGGTGTATTTTTATCTTTTATACATTTCGTAATTTTGTAAGAGTGTTCCTAGCTTATTTATATCACTTTTTTCAGTAATTTGTAAGTCCTCTGCTATTATTTTTGTATTCTCTACTTTTAATGGTTTTGGTGGTACTTTATGTTCATATTTTTCAAGTATTTTTTTATATATTTCTTCATATTTTATTGTATCAGGGTAGTCATTTAATAATGTATTTTGTTTTAATTCTTCAAATGTAGGACGTTTTATTACACTACTTTGTTTTGGATTTGTTACACTACTTTGTATTGGATTTGTTAAATTTAATTGTTTTTGCTTTTGTGTTTTTGCTTTTGTTGGTGTTAATGATACTCCTTCATTTGAATTTTCTGTATTATCATTTACCCACGCTTTTCTAGGTACGTTTCTAGGTACGTTTCTAGGTTTAATAAATCTTCTTTCTGGAGGTGTATCTTTACCTGCGGTATTGGTATCGGTATCGGTATCATTCAAAAAAACTTGTACGGGGGTTTCTAGTCCTGGATTTTGTTGAGAAATTTCTTTTGCTACTGGTATTTTATCAATTCTATTTACATTAATACTATTGGTATTACTATTTCCTTGTTCATTGTCTTCAATATCTTCATTTATTGGTTGTACATTAACTTGTCTAACTTTTCTAACTTGTCTAACATTGGTATTCTTCTTTACATTATCACTCGTTAAATGTTGAGTAATTTTTGTTTGAGATTCTCTTTGAGATTTTGTAGGAATTAATCCAAGTTGTAATCTAGCTGTATTTGCTAGTAATTTTTTTTCATCTTCATTAATTGATTTTATTAGTTCGTCTATTGTCCAATTATCATTGAATTTATTCATACTACCTATTTTTTTATGTTTATACATTGATATTAAGTTATTGTTTGTTATATTAGGAGACTCATTTGTTATGCCAAGTTCTTCATCTGTTAATCCCAAAGTGTTATAGAATGTTTTTATATCTTTTTCTTCATTCGTATCTTTCGGAGGTAAAGAAGTTAGAGTTTCAGCTTTATCTACCTGTTGTTTAATATTGTTTATTTCGTTTATTGAATTTTCAATTTCAGTTTTTTCTTCACTAGGGAGTTTATTCAATGTTTCTTTGGAAATTTCGACGTTACTTGAAAATTTAAAAACAGATAAGATCTCATTTTTCGTATCTTCTTTTACGTCACTATTTTCAAGTATTTTATTTACCTTTACCTTTTCTTGTTCTATTAATCCATTTCCAATTTCTTCAACTTTTTCATTCAGTTTTTCTTTTTCATCATTATTGTCGGACTCCATAATCTTTATTTGTGTTTCTTGAATTTCTATATATCTTCTTATTCCATCAATATCCGTTTTTAAATCATCTATGAATTTTTTATCATTATCATTTTTTGTTTCAAAATTATCTATTTGGGTTTCTAATTCATCCAAATATTCTTTGTTATATATACCATAATTATTCATTTGTTCAATTATGTGATTTAATATTTCATTTAGTTCGTCTAGTCCCAAAGGTTCATTGTCTTCTCTTTCCTCATTATTGGGTTCATTAATAATATTATCAAACGTTGGTTTTACTAAACTGGCTGTATTATATATCGTCTGTGCTTCTGTTGATTCATATCGAGCTATTGTTTCAAGAGTTTTTTCATCTTCTAAAATAATATTTCCTACAGGAGCCGTATATTGCGTTTCTTGACGTTGTCCCGTTCCTTCTTCCTCTTCCTCTTCCTGATAAGGAAGCTCGCGCACAGGCAAATTATCGGCAAACTCACCCGGAATTTGGAGTCCAGCACCTATCAGTTTTTTTAAAATAAAATATGAATTTCCGATAAGTTTATTTATATCTAATACTTTAGTTGCCATCTTATACTATATTTATATTTTATCTTCGTTATTTTTACTAACCATATTTATTGGTCTTCCTCGTATTCTTCCTCGTATTCTTCCTCGTATTCACCTGCTTCTTCTTCTTCACCATCTTGACGTTCATTATTATCTTTCAAATCAACAGGAGGAGCAACAGAAGAAGAAGGAGCAGAAGAAGGAGCAGAAGAAGAAGCAGAAGATTCTTTTCTAGTTTTCACCTCTTTTCCATCAGCAGTATATACGGAATCTTCCCGTATAATCGACGCAATATCCCCATCCGGACCCATTAATACAACATCTCCCAACGGTTGATCACCAGGAGGAACCCACGGTTCTACCCCTTCGTCTTCTTCATCCTCCTTACCTTCCTCTCCTTCCTCACCCTCACGCAATGGCATTCCATCTTTCCCCATTTTAGCCATACTAGGAATGTGATCGGCAAATTCCCCCGGAATATTCATATCATTTCCAAATAATGTTTTCAATATAAAATACGATTTTCCTATCAGTTTATTTACATCCATTAATGATCCCATTCTTATAATATACGACTATATTATCTTCTTTATGGAAACGAAAATTATCCAGCTACCACCTCCAAAACCCATATCGTCAACAATGGCAAAAGACGAAACCAAGACGGTCATAAAGGAGAAAGTGAAACGCCAGATTACTACGACTAAACGTTGGATTTATTCGCAAACCGATATTGCGCCCCCGAATCAGCATCAGCATCTCTCCGAGAGAACTCCACTCCTTCTTCAACAAATCAAAAACAAAATCCACAGTTATCGTTCGCAAGACGCCGACAAATTTGCCGCTGCCTCTGCGAACCAAGAAATCATCGATCTCTCTGGTGTTCTCCAAAAGCTAGAAGACGCCCATCTCCAATGTTTTTATTGTAAAGAGACAGTAATGATCCTTTATGACAACGTTCGAGAACCGAAGCAATGGACTCTTGAGAGACTCGATAATAAATTAGGCCATACTTACACAAATGTAGTTATTGCCTGTCTTTCTTGTAATCTTCGAAGAAGAACGATGAAATACGAACGATATGTTCTCACAAAAGAGATTCAGAAGGTTGTCAAAAAGGATTCATTCTAGCTCGACCATTGTCAGATGGACCATCGAAGGGGTCATCTATATCTCAATCGTCTCGTCAAATAGCGAATATACATCTCGGTCGTGTGTAATAATCATAATACACTTTTTATAATTACGGAAATGTTGGATAAGAGAGAGAACCTCGCGTTTCAAATTGGGATCAAGAGCATTCGTAGGTTCATCTAAAATGAGGATTTTCGTAGGATTGATGAGCCCGCTTATCAAATTCGCAACTTGGCGTTGGCCTCCCGAAAGGTTCTCGCCTAAGGAACCAGCATAGGCATCCATATCCACATTCCGGTAGAGTTCTTGTATTTTCTCATAGGCCAAAATCTCTTTTAGATGTCCATTACATTTATCGACATCTTTACATCCATATAAGATGTTTTCGAGAACTTTTCTATCAAAGAGTTTCGAATTCTGGTTCACATAGGTAATGTTCTCGCGAATATAGGCGGGATCGACGGTTTTTATATCCTGGCCGTCGATGAAAATCGTTCCACCTGCGCAATCGTGGAGCCGCAAGATGAGTTTTACAAAGGACGATTTTCCGTTTCCAGAAAGACCCGTAATACCGATTATTTTATTCGAGAGATCGACTTCTTTCGAATAGTGCTCGAATACGTGTTTCTCCATAGTAGGATATTTGAAAGAAACGTCTTTGAAGGTTACGATGTCAAAGGGGAGTTTCACGGCCTTATAATTTCCATGTGATTTGATGAGAACCTCGGCATCTTTTTGGTCAATCATATCATTGAACTCGCGCAGAATAATATCGATACGACCTATTAGATCCATATTATGAGGGAAACTCTGAACGGTGTCCGAAATATTGTCGCGATACATGATAAGAATGGTTAAAAAGGTAATAACGGTAAAGACATCGATGCGCTTCTTCGAAAAGAGATGTAGAATATAATACATCGAGCCGAACATGACGATATAAATCGCCGTATTCATCACGAACATATGATTCGTCATATATTGAAGCATCGATTTCGAGAACTGAATACAATGGTTCGTCATTTTTTCGAAAGTTGTTATCTCGGTGTTGATCGTTCCGCGATAAATCACCTTGTCGATATTGTTGAGATTATCTAAAATATATCGCTCGTTCTCTACTACGACGTCTTCCTGTTTCTGTTTATATTTGAACATGTCTTTCCAACAGACCCCGAGATAACTAAAGAGGAACGCATTTCCTATCAAGAATCCTACACCGAGTTTGATGTCATTTACACAAAAATATATGGTAATCACGAATAAAAAAGCAAGTGTGGGTATCAAATTCGCTATAATATCGTTCAAAAGCGACGTGGCGGCCGTAGAGATACGCGTTATAGGAGTCATAAAATCGGCGAAATTGATATTCTTCATATTTTCATTATTCGTTTTTAAGATGAATTCAAATAATTCCTTTTTGACCCAATTCGTAAGAGTCGTTAAAAGATTGTTTTGAATGAGTTTGTAAATATAGAGGATGATCAAATATCCTATAGATACCGCTACAAATATCCAGAAAAAGTAAAAGGCCTTTTCACTATCATCGGCATTTATCGCCTGTATGATACTCGAGTTTATTTTGGAGGATATTTTTGTATAAATAAAGGATAAGATTAAAGAGATGGTTAGTAAAAGCCCCATATTTATCTTTTCCTTTTCGAAGAATTTCCGAAAAAGATAGAGGAAAATATTCATATATATTGTCATAAAGATTATTATTTTTGACAATATATTTTTCGAGACATAGAATATATGCCTGCTTTTGGATATAAACCTACTACTGTTACGAAGACGGGAGGAGATGACAAGAAAGTGGTTACGCCTGTCGTTCCAAATGCCATTAATAAACTCATCGTTCAAACACCTGCGATTACCCAAATGAAAATGTCGCTTTTTTCTGGTAATCCTTATTATAAACCTGGTTCATTGGCCGCTGGAGGTGTCGGAGGTGTTCGAAATTCCGGTTCAAAGGGTCGTCGAACATAAGTCCTTCATTCGACATCCTCTTGTTCCTCTCTCTCTATTAATTCTAGAATGAATTCGGCTTCTTCTTCGGTAGATGTATCTGACGGATACAGAGTTCCTGTATAGCCAACTCGTTCACCTTCGTCTTCTCCTTCATTTCCATCTTCTCCGTCTTCTTCGCCCGCAATAACAGGAGTGCGAGTGTCTTCACTGTTTTCACGGTCTTCTTCACTACCGTATTCGTCTTCTTCAGTATCCGTATCATTCGAATGATAGAATCGCGGTGTAGACAACGGCACAGAGAGTATATTTTCTTCTTCGCGTTCTAAATGCGATGTCATAAAATTTTCGACGACATATGTAAATGGCAAATGTCGATCATTAAAATCGCGAATACACTTTTTGACATTTGAAAAAGGATTCGACACGAATTTCGCCTTTCTTTTACCAAATAACGGATTGTATTCGACGAATTTGTATAATCTACGTTTAAGATTATGTCGCGCTCTCGACTTTTTATGATGGTTTAGCGAAAAATGGGAGATAAAATAAAGTGTCAAATACGGCTTCATAATCGGTATTAACCGTTGAACGGGAAATGTGTTATGTATATTACATCTTAAACTGTGATCCTTAAACATATCCTTCACGTGGTCCAGCAAATTATCAATACAATAATTCTCTACGTAGGTTTGTAAATATTCGTCATTTATGGCCTCTTCGTTGTCTGTCAAAAAGGTTGTATAATTGAAATTCGCGCGAAAAAACGTCTCGAATAGAGGGGGAATACGTAGTTGCGATTGTCTCACCGTAAAATAGATATTGTAAAGGGCAGATTTGTCAAACGGAATATTCGTATAAGGGTTTTTACAATCGAGTGGTTCGGGGAAAAAATGGCAGCAATTCGAAAGGGCGGTCTGCGTCATCTGTAATAACTCCCTTATCAAAAAAACGTATTTCGTCCTGTTTTGTAGAACGACGAGCGTATTCTTATCGTCTTTGTTAATCGTGTTCATAAGAAGGTCGTCCGTATTATATGTTCTCGACCGTTTGAATCGCCAGGCGTTCTTCAGACGATAGATGGCGTGAATTATCTTTTGGACATTCGAAAAAATATCCTCTATCTGAACCCTTTGTGAATAGTTAATAAAGATATTATTCATCGTTTTGTCTAGGATATGGAACTTTTTCAGAGACGAAAAATCGATGGTTTCGAAAATGACGGAAAATAGTATCTCGAATTTCGATAAATATCGGTTTTTTATGAACTGGAAAAACTGGTTTTCCTTCTTTTTTCCCCAGGAGGATAGAGAGACGGAATCGGTTTCTGTGGGGAAAAAAAAGGAAAACCGCTGTGCCTGTAGTCTTGTATCGGGGGGCGATTGTTCTTTAGTATCCATTCTTTTTTATATATCAAATAACTTTTATATCGATTTTCGATAGGTATCTCTTTCGTCCAAGTAAAGAGTTAAAAATTATCTATGAAATTTATCTAATGCTAGATTTCATAAAGGGAATCGTCTCCTCTTCCTCATCAACGACGTCTATATATATTGGATTCGAAGATGTGAAAAAATGGGGTCTGGTGCCCAGCGCGAATAGGACCGAATATATTCTTATAAACACGCTTTCTTCTGTCGACCAGGCATGTTTGATATTCGGCACTCTGCCAATAGACAAAGAAGAGGCGGTGATAAACGAAGGATTAAATAGGGGGCATAATTGGACGATTCTTCTTTATGGCAGAAATTCGGCGGATGATTCCGTATTGAAAAAAAGGAAGCAATTAATATCGCTCGGGTTCTCCCGTGTCTATATTTACGGCGGCGGATTATTCGAATGGCTTCTGCTTCAAGAAATATATGGAGCGGGCGAATTTCCTACGACATCGGTATGTAGAGACATTTTGCGATTTAGAGCACCGCTTCTCTTACACACGTCGCTTCCGGCTCTGATATATCCTACTTAGCAATAACGATGTATATCTGTTGTTTATACCAAAGATCGTTGTAATAGAAATTGGGCCCCTTTTTAGGATATTGTTTCTGTTCTTCTCTATATTCGGGATACTGCGAAATGACTTTCCGGTTTTTACTAATAATATAATTTCCAACGACGGAATTGAAATATTTAATCTCCGGAAGTTTTTTCCTATATTCCGTTTTGAAATAGACCTCGCCTAATAATCCCGGACCTGTTGGATAAAGCGAACGGAATCCGTAATACTGGGTTCTCACATTCTTGACAATTTTCCGAATACAGTCATAAAGGATAGGATTATTCGGTATTGTGGCAATAACGGCATTATATAAACCGACTTGTTTATTCTTCCATAAATGTGGCGACGTATTATTCATAAACGAATCGACAAAAGTAGGCGAGTTCAGCATTTTTAGCTCCGTTTCTAATGAAACACCGATATTTGAATATGGTTGGTCCAAAACGAATGTATCTGGATCCTGCGTCAATTCCATTAACGCGAACCCGGGTTCGCACTGGAATTTGATATCCATATAAATACCGCCCGTTTTATAGAGGACGCAATAACGCCACAAATCCGCTTTAAAAGCGCCTGGAACGAGCCGGTCATATGCGTCGAGAACATCTTCTTCATAATTATCCTTTATGTAACTGCGGCAATCGGTATCGTCGAATAACTGGTGCTCAAACTCCGGATTCGCTTTCTTCAGGTTCTCAACGCAGGCCGCCATCTTCGGCGGCAACCGTTTCGAATGCCACGTTTGATAAATAATCAGCGGGACAATCGTAGGTTCATCTGGAATAATCGTTCTTTTTGACACTATCGGCGAGGCTGGTAAAGAACCATACTTTCCCGATGCGAAAATCTTGTAGAAAAAGACGACAAATACTAGTGCCAGGAATCCGTATTTTACATTCATCTCCGCGTAAAAGAGGACGACGCACAAAAACAGGAGTTTCCCGTAAATCGTATTACTAAATACCAGCGTTTTTTTGAAATATATTGTTAATACTATTAGAAATAGGATGGGAATCAAAATCCCTCCCAATATTTTCGGATTCATTATATTATTATATAATAAAATAATATATGCTTCTTTATCCATTTCTCCTTCTAGTAGGATTTTTATATGTAAAACAAAAGACGCAAATTCCCGATTGGGCTACAATCGCCTTTTATATATTGCTCTCAATAGGATGTATGATGATTGAACCTATATATGGTGTTATCGCAGCCATAGCATTATTAACCCTTTATGACAACCAGCGAAGAGAGGGCTTCGATAATCCGGGTAATATACCTCGGGTCATATACCAAACGTGGAATACTCACAATTTACCGCCAAAGATGGCGGCTTGTGTTGCCAAGTTGAAAGACGATAATCCGGAATTTGAGCATCGACTCTTCGACGATACCGAATGCCGTGAATTCATAAAGGAAAATTTCGCCGAAGATGTTGTCGACGCATATGACCGGCTCATTCCTGGTGCCTTTAAAGCGGATTTATGGCGATATTGCGTTTTATATGTGAATGGAGGGATTTATATGGATATCAAATTTCAATGCGAACCTGGGTTCTCGTTTTCTGATGTGAAGGGTCGGCAATTCTATATTCGCGAATATAATCATATGGGAACTGGTTTATACGATCATATTATGTATACTGGATGTATTGGATCTACTCCTAAAAATCCGGTATTTATGAAATGTATTCAGCGAATTGTAGAGAATGTCAAGAACCGGTATTATGGTCCGGAACATACATCCCCTACTGGGCCTTATTTGTTTGCTTCTGTTCTCACACCGGAAGATATTGAATCCAGTGAGTATTCTTATTATGAATCGGAGGGGATTGGATATGTTCGTCATATAGAAAATAAGACAGTGATTCTGTCTCATTATCCTGAATATAGGGGAGAACAAAAGACAAACAAAGCGAGTGGATGGAAAGAGGCGTGGTTGAATCGCGAGATTTATTCGGTCTAGTCTGTACCACTATCTTTCCATGTTTCACCTTCTGTTTCACCT